CAATTATCTCAACGCGCGCTCAAGTGGGGCAATTGGGTAAGTCAGAAATGAACCCACATGGGCGCTACAAGTATGTGTCTATTGACACATATTATGAGAAGGTTGCCCTGACAGCCGCGAAGAACGGCCTATCTTGGATCGCCAATGAAATTGACTTCAAGCTTATGCCGGAAGTGGGGAAGACTGGGGTTATCCAAGTCACATACCAAATGGGGCTAATGCACGAGTCCGGGGAACACATCCAAGACTTCTCCCGCTTAACCATCATTCACCCCATTCAAGGCGCGCAGACCGTTGGCTCTGCCGTGTCCTATCTGGATAAGGTGTTTATGAGGCAGCTATTCAGCGTTGCCACGGGCGAGAAGGACGCTGATGCGGATGAGACTGATCCCACGGCACTGCTCGGAAACACCGCCCCCAAGCCCCAGGAAAAAGCTCCAGAGGCCAGACAGGACCCTGACGCCATCAAGGCTGCGAAGCAGATTGAGAACATCTTCATCACCTTCCTGCCCACAGCGGAAACGGTAGAAGCCCTGAATCAGTTCTGGTCAGACAACGTGGACGGCAGGGACTTCCTCAAGAAGAACGACGAAGACACTTTCAAGCGTGTTCTCGCCGCCTTCTCCGCCCGCAAGGCACAGATCATCAAAGCAGCAAAGGACACACTCTAATGGAAAAGAAGAAGTATTACGGCGGCTCCTTGTTCGTGAACAAGAACAAGAAGAGCGAGAAGTCACCCGACCTGAGCGGCGATATGGAGTTGTCCACGGACACCCTCAATGCCCTCATTGAGATGCACAAGAGCAATCAGCCAATCATGCTTCGTGCATCAGCTTGGCTTCGCGAAGGCCGCAGCGGCAAGTTCTATTCCGTCTCCCTTGAGGAGAAGAAGGAATACAAGTCGCGTGACTCCGTTCTCGGTGGCGACGAAATCCCGTTCTAATGCTTGTCAAGCTGACAACAATGGAGATGCTGATTGCAACCAGCCTTGGAACAGCAAGGCACATGCAGTCAGTATCCCGCACTCCAACCAGGGGGCAATCCAAGGAATCATCCTTGGATTCCCACATCCTTGGGGCAATGGGTGAAATTGCAGCAGCGAAAGCCATGGGCATCTACCCGGGATTTACAATCAATAACTTTGACGGCCCTGATATGGGAATAGACATCCAGGTCAGGACTTCAAGGCGAGACAAACTTATCATTGCCCCACACGACAAAGCAGATCAAAAGTATGTGCTTGTAACCGGCAACGCACCTAACATGAATGTGGTTGGTTGGATTTGGGGCAATGACGCAAAGGACGATATTTGGATGTTTGACCCACATAATAACAGACCGCCAGCCTATTTCGTCCCAAGCGAAGCTCTATACCCAATAGAGGAAATTCATGCGCGCTAAGAGTGGCAGGCACTTAAACTGGGTAAGATCACAAGGCTGTCTGTTATGTGGCAGATGGTCTCAAGCCCATCACCTCATGTTCGCGGAGCCGTCTGCAATGAGCAAGAAGAGTGGCGATAACTTTGCCGTTCCCCTCTGCTCAGATCATCACACAGAACTTCATCACTACGGAGACGAGAAGACATGGTGGGACTTGAAGGGGGTGGACCCAATGGAGTGGTGCAACCAACACGGGTTAAAGCAGTAAACCCACATTATGCTGGATTGATTATCAGAGAGGTAGATGTTCTGCCCAAGTCAGACGGGCGGGATTGGAAGATTGGGGATGAGATTGGACTTCATGGAGAAGTTTGGACCGAACGCAATACCGCATCGGTCTATGCAGTAATAACGGAGATTCTAAATGTTTGAGATTGAAAAGAACGTCCCCATCCCCCGCAACCGCACGGGGCGGCGCTCAAAGAAACGCGAAGCTATGGTGGCAACCATGAAGGAAATGGCTGTCGGTGATAGCTTCCGTGTCGAATACCAGATTGCCTCTATGCGTAACTTTCTACGCAACAGCGGCGTGGAAGGAATCTTCCGCACGGCGCAGGACTCGGGCAACTTCGTTCGCGTTTGGCGGGTTTCATAATAAAGGGGGGCATAAGCCCCCCAACCAACCAGGAGAGAAAAATGAGTGACTTTGAAATAGTCCCCATCATTAAGCTTACCCGTGATCTAAGGAACGCAGCAAAGACTCTGACGGATCATGAGGCTCGCTTTCTTGTGGATGCCTACTACGCCATGCAGGAAGATCGCATTCGTGCTGCCCACCAACAACGCACGTTGGAAGAAGGCGGAGAGCCAGCAGATGTTATGTCGTGGCTACTTGAGCAAAGAGAAGTCCTTGAGAAACAGGTCGCTCGCGCACTGGATGCGTATAGCGGAGCAAACCCCGTAGGGGCTTGGATGAGGTCTATATCTGGCATTGGTCCCGTCATTTCGGCTGGGCTTCTGGCACATATTGATATTACCAAAGCCCCCACGGCTGGGCATATCTGGCGCTATGCTGGGCTTGACCCCACCCGTAAATGGGAGAAGGGGCAGAAGCGACCATGGAACGCTCGTCTGAAAACACTTTGCTGGAAGATCGGTGAGTCCTTTGTGAAAGTGAGCAACAACGAAAAGGACATCTACGGCAAGGTTTATAAGGAGCGTAAAGAGCTTGAGACAAAGCGCAACGAAGAAGGTGCCTTTGCAGAACAGGCCGCTCTTGCTTTGTCTAATAAGAGATACGGGGCAGAGACACAGGCAAAGAAGCATTACGAGCAAGGCAAACTGCCACCAGCACACATTCATGCTCGGGCAAAACGCTACGCTGTAAAGCTGTTTATCTCTCATCTACAGCACGTTTGGTGGGAAACCAGCACAGGGGAAAAGCCGGTGAAGCCGTATGTGCTTACGCACATGGAACACGCGCATTACATTGCGCCACCTAATTGGCCTTTGAAATAGGAGAAAGAAGATGAATAAAGCATTCACTTTCCGCACGCACTCCTTGGCCTTGAGTGCTTTTGGAGACACAAAAGAACGCAGAGATCACGCAAAAAGAGGACGCATTGTCGGGTTCCTTATTGCTGATGAGGACAATGGAGAAGGAGAAGTCATTCTTGAAAAAGACTTCTTGAAAAACGACAATCTGTTTGTCTGTGATGTAATGGGTGATTTTGTTAATCTACTTCACAATGAGCATGATGAAAGGCTGAGGCAGTTTAACAAAGAATATGGCCCTGTAGTCGCAAGCGCTCTCAACCTATACCACGAGCCAGATGAAGAAAGTGAACCATCAAAGGGAAGAGTGCCGCCATCCTAAAGTGAACCAGAAACCTATATCGCACCATTAGCGGTGAGTGAACCACATACGCGGAGAGTTTCAAATACGCAGAGTGAATCAATTCCCTTGAGATTGCCAAGCCCTCCGAATGAACCATACGTCGAGATAGCTGCATCGAAGTAGAGTGAGCCAAAGAAAGCGAAAGCTTCATACGTCAATAGCGAACCATCGGAATAGATAGAAACCCGGACCGTGAGTGAGTCAGTATGAGGGATAGTTTCATTACGTCTGAGCGAACCAAGCTACATGATGGAAACAGCGCCATCGAGTGAATCATGACTTCATAGAGTTCCAATAGATGTAAATGAATCAGACCGGCTGAGAGTCCCAGTGATATGAATGAACCAAGATCAATGAGAGTTCCATGGTCTTAGAATGAACCACGCACAATAGAGTACCACGCAAGATGAGTGAGCCAGGACGAGTGATAGTTTCATTCCCGAAAAGCGATCCAGAGCCAGTTAGAGTACCAGATGATCGGAGATAAAATGCCTAAACCAGAACTACCTTGGATGAAGTTTGAGGCAATCAAAACATCCATGCGTCAAGATGGGAAGGGAACCTACATGGTTCTCACCATCCATCCAGACGAAGTCCCGCTAGACCTACTGGCAGCACGACCCGGCACCAGATACATGGTGGGGATGCTGCAAGTGAACGACCATGACGAACCCGTTAAAGGGCGCGACATGAGCGAAGGAGACCGCGCAGTTCAGTCAGCCGGTATGCTCTGCCGCAATATCAAATTCCAGAAATGGATGGCAGATAAAAACTGGTCATTCGGCGTCTCAGAAGATGAATGCGCTGCCGGGCTAAAGGCTATCTGCGACATCAGCAGTCGGTCTGAATTGAAGGACAACAGAACAGCCAGGGCGTTGTTCATCGAGCTAAAGGAGAGGTTTGAAAATGAAGTCAGGTGAAATGCTTGAGAAAGCCTTCCTCATCGTAGGGGGAGAAAGAGCAAAAGACTACGGAGATAAACTCCAAAACCACCAACGTATTGCCGAGCTATGGAATACATGGCTCCGTGAAAGCAGGAAGGGCGAGAACATGGCGTCAGAAGGCAACGAAATACATCCATACGATGTAGCCATGATGATGATGCTGGTAAAAGTGGCGAGACTCATGCACTCTCCAGGTCACCAAGACAGCCATATTGACTTGGCTGGCTACGCATCCATCCTTGAGGAGATCGCTAATGGATGAAGAAGATAATCATGAGGTCATAGCCACCCTATCATATGGCCTT